TGCAACTGTTGTGTAAGACATTTGATCTCCTTTCTAAAGACTGGCGGGGCAGAAGGGCACTACCCCGCCAGCGACTTAGTTTCTAACTAATTAAGTTAGGTTGTAACGACGAACGCCCTTGCCGGACTTGCCTACGTAGATTGCTAGGTAGCCGTAAAGTGCGATCTGGATTTGGCCTGTACCAAGCAAGTTAACGCGAAGGTTAGTTGTTGGTGACTCCCATGTGTACACAGATCCAGGTGCGACTAGGAATGCTGAGTCATCAATCACGCCAGATGCTGTGATGTTGTGGTCAACGATCAAGTTAGCGCCAAGAACGTTGCCAACTGTTGAACCTTGTGAAACAGCACCAGCCGCGTTTTGTGGCTGTGCTGCTGCATAAAGTGGACGCTTGTTATCATCGGCGTAGCCCATGATCGCAGCCCACTGATCAGTTGAAGCAACGAGTTGGTTAGCGTAATCGCCACCTGTTCCCTTATATGCTGCTGCTGACTCAGTTGCGATAAATGATTGCAAGCCTGCTGCTGTCGCTGCTGTTGATGTAGCAACAGTTCCTGATGTTCCAAAAGCTGAGATGAGGGCTGTATCTGTTGCCTTCTCGTAAGCCTTGCGAAGTTCTGCCATTAGCAGTTCCATGAATGCTGGAGATGAGCGGTCGATCAGTTCAAATGAAACTTCGTTAAGACCTGAGTACTTCTGTACTGAAATTGTGTCGTAAGCAGAAGTCATGCCTGTTTCTGAAGTTGCTGCGCCTTCGTTAACTGCTGCGACTGTTGGTGCTGTGTTAGCAGATGAAGCGTTTGTGTAGAGACGTGGAATTGTGAAAGACATTCCGTCAATACCGGCAAGTGATCCACGAGTAACAGCATTAAACGCTGGACGGCCAGAGAATGTGTCTGTTAGGAATGTGTTGAGGTGTGAAGGAAGTGTTAGACCTGTGTTTGTTGATGTTGAGTCATCTGCTGCAAGAACGGTGCGACGAGCTGAGTCGTCTCCCATTGCTGCCTTGATGCTTGCATCTAGGTACTGTGATGATGTTAAAGGTGCTACGCGCTCTTTAACTTGGAGATTTGCTACAACAGTTGGGCGAGCGGCTTCAACAGCCGTTGCCTCAACTTCTGGTGCTGCTACGGTGTCTGGAGTATTTTCCACGACCGCCTCGCTTTCTGTTGGTGTGATTGGTTCAGCTGGAAGTTCTACTTCCTCTGCTGCGATCTCTAGAACTTGTGCTGACGCGAACGCTGGCTGGGTTACTAGAGAAACTTCTTTTAGTTTTGCTGATGAAACAACAATGTGTCCATCGCGTGAAGGCTTTGATGCGATAACTTCTGCGCCTACTGAAAGACCAGAGACCAAGCCTTCTTGAGCCATGATCAACGCATCGTTACCGCCGGTTGACTTGCTTAACTTGAAAGTTGCATAGATGCCATCTGGACGAACTGTCGCTGTGATCATGCGACCGATTGGTTTCTTAATATCATGCTGAGACAGCAACTTAATTTTGGAAGGATCATCAATTTCAATCGATCCCGCTTCAAAGACTACGCCGCCCATATTGGTGTTACCGACTTCGCCAGTTCCCATAGGTACGATCTTGCCACTTATTTCGCGGCGTTCCTCGCTGCACTCGATTGAGGCTGCTTCGATGATTAGTTCTTGCATTAACTTATTCCTTCGCTTCCGTTAGGAGTTAAATCTGTCATTGCCATTGCTTGTTCAGTTGTAATAAGTCCAAGGCTGAGTAACTTTTCAAGAACTTGGATCTCGACTAGCGGATCTTGCTTTAGGAATGTGTCGCCAACGCAGAACTTGACTTCATGGCCAGCAGTTGAAATATCGTCCATTGATAGACGAGCTTGAATAGCCTGAACGTAAGGTTCGATAGATAGCGCATAAAATTGCTTGCGCTCGTCTTGGACGTTGGCATAAGTCATTGTTGTGTTTTGATCAGCTGAAAGGTAATAAGCGGGGACGTTCATTGCGCGAGCAATTTGAGTGCTGAGGTTTTGAACTGCCTCGTTATACATCATATCTTTAGGCGAGAATGAGACTGGAGAATAATCAAGCGTTGAAGTTAAATAAGCAGTTGAGTTATTCTGACGAGCGCGTTTCCATGCTGAAATTAAACCTTGAACTTCGTTAGGCGGCAGATCAGCCCCCGAGTTCTTGAGAAAGCCAGCCGGTTGGGGATTTGCAGAATTGAGAGCTGCTGCGCGATCTACATCGATCGCTGCTTGGATAGTGCGACCAGAACGATCCAATACACCTTCATCAAAACCTTGTATGGTGACAATATCGTTCATTGAGACTGGGTTCATGTCCATGTAGTACTGCGTAACCATTATGCCTTCAAGATCGGTTGTAAAGGTTATGCGAGAGTTAGCCACCCACTCGAAAGATGCTGGACGTCCGTCCTCGGCATAACGCTCAGTTATGAGAAGGTAACTAACTCCGTAAAATAGAAGTGAGTCAACAATCCAACTTAAAGTTATGAAAGATGGTTGGTTCTTTGATAATTGCTTTATCCATCGAGGTGGCGCAATAACTTCGCCGGTCGATGTTTTGTAATACTCAAGTGGGATAGATGCAACAGTCCCGCAGATCAAGTTACGAGCGCGAGCGACAGAAGGAACTGTCATGGCGTCGTGGCGGGAGACTCTTGCGACGATCGCATTGTAAAGGCTGGGCATATTCTCGCCCATGACCTGTGGCGCGTATTGCGCTTCGATTACTTTTGGCTTGCGATCGAATATACCCATAGGGTGCAATTATACACTACATGTAGGTCAATCCGTGTAGATAGCCGCTACCTGTTGTGGCTTCATTAACATTGAGACAACCATTGCCAAAGCAATTGGTGCAGATATATCACCAGCAGACTTTCGCTTCACAATTCTCCAAGCGGCATCATTTACCTTAGCTGCGCAGTTATTCATCTGCTGAATTAAGTTCGCTTGCCCATTGTGAACGACTTTGTGAGTGATCAATCCGTTTAGCAAGTCTCCGCAAGCCTGATAGAACTGCTGCCCTGATATGTCCTGAGTTATGCAGCCCGCATTTGATAACTTGTCTGCAATCGTCTGGGTTGCGTACTTGTCAAAGCAAATTTGGCGAGGGCGAAACTGATCAGCCCAGCCTTTAATATCGGCTGCAATCTTTAGATCATCGACTGAGATAGCGCTCTCCCAAGTTTGCAAGATGCCGACACCGATTCGTCCATCGGGGAGTAATTGTCCGGCAACTAGCGAAGCGTTGCGTCGAGATGGTGATACGTCAAAGCCAAAGACTGTGTATCCACCAACTGGGATTTGTAACTCGCTATCGCTAGTTTCCTCAAGTATTCCATGCGGCCATGGAGATGAAAGGCTGTCGATCCATTGGCAAAGCAATTCTGTGCGAGTGTTTTCTATTGGGCTAGTTGCCACGCTTTCCTCAAGCGTCTCTAACGTTACAAGATAACCCATAGCAGGATTAGCAAGTGCCCACGCTTTAGGATCATCAATCTTGCAATATTGAGGTGCTGAGTATTCGTAGAAGCCAAAGGACTTTGGCGGATTATCTAAGGCTCGTTCTCGCAGCTGGTTAAGTACAACGCTGAAAGCATCGCCAGCATTAGAAGTTAAGAATGTGTGCGCATTGGCTCTGGCTCTAGTTACCGGCATTGCTGCTCGGTATCCGTCCTCTGACCATTCTCGGATTTCATCGAGGAACAGCGCATCTGCGGATCGACCTCGCGCTCCGTCTCTAGTAGCTGCTACAACATCAAGTCTGCGACCGTCTTTCATCTCAATCGACTCTGTGCCGTTTGCGTATCTGATCTGCTTGACCAGTTGCATAAGGTTTTCGTTATTCTCAAAGACATGAGCGACTTGGCGAAAGGTATCAAGTGCCATCGAGCGATTAGATGAAGCAATGATCACGTTCTTGCTATCCCATTTGATCAAGTGAGCAAGGATCAGCATTCGAGTTAGATGCGTCTTACCATTCTGCCGAGCGACCAGAATTAGGTTCGTCTTGCGTATCCAGTTGCCTTTCTTGTCTATTCTGAGCATGTCTCGCAGCACAAACTCCTGCCAAGGCAATAGCGGCAGTTCAATTAACTTAGCGAGTTCAATTACATCATCGACCTTAGAAGCGCCCTTTAAGTAAGGACTGTGAAGCCTCGGTTCAGTTGCCCCTCGTAAGGCTTTGGATCGCTTGGCAGCCATCGGGTTAATCTTGCACTGGTCTGGCTGT